GAGAATCATAAAAGCGGCAGGCGCAAGCGTCACAGACCTCGTTGATCTGGCTACAAAATTGGAAGGATAGCATACAACATATGAAAACTAAAGCATACAAGGAGGGATTTGATGCAGGAATTGAATCTGGCGTAGAAAATAATCAATTTGAATCCAGTCAAGACAGGGTAGAATACAGCGAAGGATACCAGCAAGGCGTGTCGGAGTATTCCCGCAAACAAGATATTAAAGAAGCAATCAAGAGAAAAATCATCAGCAAACTAGGCATAAGTCAAGAATGGGCAAGGGATCATCTGATCGTAATGTAATAACAATAAAAAAATAAATATGAAAATAGCAAACACTATTAACTACACTACAGGCAAATACGAAAATCAAACTATGTTAATTCGACCATATAAACTCACTCATGAGGGCGCAAGGCGCATCCTGCAATCCATAGTTGAGGATATGTTTAAAGATTGGATTGTGAAACAGGGGGAGGGGTGGTGGAGGGAGAAATGTAATGTAAAGGTATGCGTGACAAGAATAAGCACAATGATCGTAATGTAATAACAAATAAATAAATATGAGCAATATAAAAGACATAATCAAAGCAAGGCAGGATTTGGAAACAGCAAAGCAAAACGCTAAGATGGCAGAGGAGACGGCAAAAATGGAAGCACAAGAAAATGCAATGAAACCCTTCATTGATGTTTATAACGAGCTTAAGGACTTGCCTTTAAGGTCAGTAAGCGGCTATAGTATAAAAAAAGAGAAACTGAGCGACATTTGCTGTAGGTCATCAACTTCATGCCGCATCGAACTTTACACGGGACATGGGAACCAATTTCGCGTGTCATCTGATCTGAACCAAGGCAAGATTCGATACTATGTAGAGCATAACAAGCATAATTCAGGCTGGCTCGATTTTGACGAGGCATTCTGTGCATTCCTTGATACATTGGCGCGACTTGTGAAGGTAGACTAAATGGAAACAATAATCTGCTTTGCAATCGTAGCCTTCAAGGTCGGTGAAATCATCATTCCAGTATTGGCACTAGGTCTTTTTGTCTGGAACATCAAAGGATAACATGACACTTACATTCGCACTATCACTTACAATAATCACAATGGCTTCAATGTGGGCTTGCTACAAGCTAGGCCAGCAAAATGTCCTAGATGAGTTTGAACGCTATTACAAGAAAAAAAAACTTGAATCGGAGAAACTGCAAGATACCATCAACAACCTTCCAAAGTATACAATCTTGGGAGACGACAACAACAACCAATAAATAAATACATATGAAAAACATCGCGTCAGCATTAGTCAAGGCTCAGAAGGCTTTCGGGCCAGCATTAAAAACATCAACCAACCCTCACTTTCGATCAAGGTATGCCGATCTTTCGGCTTGCGTCGAAGCGGTCATGGGTGGATTAAATGACAATGGCATCGCATTGGTTCAGCAGACTCACGAATGTGAATCTGGAGTATTAGTCGAAACTCTATTCATACACGAATCGGGTGAGACATTCTCGGCAGGAAAACTGCACGTTCCAGCAAGCAAGAATGACGCAATGGGATATGGGTCTGCATTGACTTATGCACGAAGATACTCACTTATGGCCGCTTGTGGGATTGCACCAGAAGATGATGATGGTCAAGCCGCATCACGGCCAAGCGTTGCACAAGTTAGTAAGCCTGTAGCAAAAGTCATAAAAAAGGAACCAATCGTTCCTGTAAACATGGATGATATGCCAGATGCTCCTTGGTGTGATAACTGGTATTCTGAAGTCGAAGCTACCATCAAAGAGATCGACAAGGAAGCTACACAATGGCTAATCAAGAAGGGCGCACTAGAAGAAGGCCAAACATGGCGTGAGTTAAAAGAAGGCCCATATCGCTCAAGGATTCTTTCTAAAGGCGGGGCATCAGCATTCGTTCAAGCAGTATTGACAACACTATGATCCGTCATTCATCACTACCTAAGCTAGCGCAATGCGCCTGCTACGAATCTGCTTCTGGGGAGTCATCCCCAGCGGCAGCTCGTGGAACCAAGATGGATGAGGCATTCCGCTTTGCACTTGCAGGAGATAGAAGCAAGATTGAATTACTGGATACAAGCGACGATAAGAAAGCTGTCATGTGGGCAGTTGATCAAGTAATACAAATCTCTGAAGGCAATGGAATCGTTTCAGACGAGTCCAAGCTCAAGGTGAAGACAGCTGGAATTGACCATATTGGAACGGAAGATTGCAGAATTCCATCATTGTGCGTTTCCTGCGACCTGAAGTCAGGTCAAGTCCGTGGATATTACGAGCAGATGGCGGCATACGCCTATGGCAACATGGCTAGAGAGTTCTGCGACGAGTGGACGTGCTATTTGATATTCTGCGACCAGCAACGGATTGTAAAACATTCCTTCAACTACGAGGAAGCCAAGTCAATCGTCGAAGAGGTATTGGAATCAGCAAATGATCAATGTAAAAAGCCAAGTCCGTGCGAATATTGTAAATGGTGCGCCAATAGCCAAACCTGCCAAGCTCTCGCTGTAGCGGCTAACGATACACTAGAAATCGTGGATAACGACATACAGGCTAATCTGGCGCAATTAAAGGAGTATCTAGCTGCTGATCCAGAACGCCTGTCTGTGTTCCTAAAGAAAGCCAGTATTTTTAACAGCGAGTTAGTGGACTGGGCTAAGGATTTAATCAAGGAGCGATTGACAAACGATGAGCCAGTTGTGGGTTACAAGCTACAAAACTCAAAGGGAATCGAGTATTGTGGAGCGGAAGCTCTTTATTCAGCAACCGAGACACTTAGCAAGTTTGAAGTGATTGACTTGTTCGGAGGCAAGATCAAAGCAAATGATCTGCGTGAGTTTGCGGAAAAGAAAGGCATTCCGTTTGAATTTGAGACATATCGCTCAAAGGACATTATTCGGATGGTAGAAGACAAGCCTAAGAAAGAAAAGAAAATCAAATGAATTACGAAACAAGAACATTAAAAATAGCTGTCATGCCAGAAAATGAGCCAATATTTGCTAATGGTGTAACTGAAATTAAAATCGTTGATGAATCCGGCGGTGAGTTTATAGAGGTTTCACAATGTAATGATGATAATGATGGTAAGATTCAAATTGATCCAACAGAATGGCCTCACATAAGAGAAGCCATTAACAAAATGATAAAGGAATGCAGGAATGATAAATAATATGGAAACTATAATTGAAATTGAAGAGATTGAAGAGGATGAAGATAAACGCTATAGGCACAAGTTTATAGATACTGAATATCTAAAGTCAAAGTTGCAAAAGACTTGGATTGAGGAGATTGAATTAGTTCCAGACAACAAAGTGCGTTGCGTTTCCGCAAGGATTGTATGGTGGGATTTCTTCTCAACTAAAGATTGTAATACAGGATGGGATGGGTTGGATAAGTATGTCCAAGCACCAGAGTTCCCAGAAGTAAGCATTGATGACATTGTTGTTGCATTGCTATCCTTTGGATATTCAATGGACAGAATCAAGTATCGCTTGAAAGGAGTAGAGTGAACGGCATACAACTTAAGGAGCGTGGATGCGCCAAGGTAAGTGAAAATACTCCAGACAAGTGGCGTAATGAGGCTCTTAATATCATTACAGCAATGGCATCATCTGGATTGTCATTTCATGCTGAAGACGTGCGTAGCCTAGTTGGTGACCCTCCAAACCATCCTAACGCTTTCGGAGCTATCTTCAATACTGCATCCAAGGCGAAGCTAATCGTTCGCATTGGAGACGTATTAGCCAAGCGTAACAACGCTCACGCAAGGAGGATTTCGCTTTACAAAGGAGCAAGATTCGCTTAGATTAGTGATTCTGCATTTGCAGACGATGTTTGATACCATCGCTAAACACTAAAAATTTATGACCTGCCTCATGCCATCGTCTTTCGATAGATGGAGTATCACTTGAGGTAGGTTTTTTTTTAATTATGCAATTTAAAGTTCAACAATATGAGAGATGTCAAACAATGGCGGAAGGATCAATTGAAGATCATCTCATTGGAATCACAAAGCCGACAATAGACAGATTATTGAAAATGGATAATCCAGCCGATTGTATCGCTCTTTACACGTTCTATGCTTACACTCGCAAGTGGCAGAAGAATAGTGCGGTGTATGCAACATCAGATTTCGCCATGAAGGGTCTTGATTGGGGTCGTGATAGATTTTCCAAGGCAAAGGCTCAGTTAAAGGAATCGGGGTTTGTAGAGGACGTTCAGCGCAAAGACGAGTCTGGAAAGGTTGTTGGGTGGTATGTTGGGGTAAGATTTGCACAGAATGCAACGCTTGCAAACTTCGATGTTAAACAGATTGAAAACCACCCTACGGATTTCCCACAGGGTGGTTCATCCACAGTGTGGAAAAACCGCACCCAAATACCTATAACTAATACTAAAATACCTATTACTGATAATAAAATACAAACAACCAGTATAGAAGAAGAAGATTTATTCTCTTCTATTCGCATAGAAGAAAATAAACCTAAGAAGAAAAAACTTGCGGCTATTCAAAAACCTGATGGTGTTTCAGAACAAGTCTGGGATGATTTCCTTGCTTTAAGGAAAGCAAAGAGAGCACCGCTTACTGAAACTGCAATGAATTCAATACAACGAGAAGTGAAAATTTCAGGCTGGACATTGGAGGATGCTCTGACAGAATGCGTCTCCCGTGGATGGCAAGGATTCAAGGCTAGTTGGGTTGCAAATCAATCCAACCAACAGGATGAGTATCCACAACGAGCTTGTTAAATATGAAAAACATAAATAAAAAAATAATTGAATTAGTTGGAGAAGATGAACCAATCATCTTGGCAGATGGATTTGAGTCAGCATTCATTGGTGTAGCTCATCAATTCACAACTGCATTTGCAGTATACGACAGAAAGAAGTGCATAGAAATCTTAATGAAAGATATGACAAGCGAAGAAGCTGAAGAGTATTTTGAGTTTAATGTCCAAGGTGCATATGTAGGTGAAAACACTCCAGCCTTCTTGATTAAATGAAAAACCTACCTATCGCAACAACAGCAGAAAAAGCGGCATTGTCGTTAATTGCAATTGATCCTGACGTTCTTCCGCATCTTGCTTGGTCATCCGATCTATTTGCGTTGGATCAACACAAACTGATCTTCAAGGCCCTTGAGAGAGTTTACCAACGAACAGGCAGCACTAACGCACTAGGGGCAATTAGTGACCTTGAGACTACCGGCAAGCTCAATGCTGCTGGTGGAAAAGAAGGAGTCATGGAAGACCTAAAGACAATCTTCATGTCTGCTGGTTCTATGTGCGTTGAGACTGCCGAGGATTACCGCCAACAGCTACTCATCGCAAAGAGCTACAGAGATGCTATCGGACTATGGGAAGAGAACGAAGCTGACATTATGGGAATGCGAGCTGATCTATCCAGCATAGCTGAATCAATAGCCAATGCTATTCCACAAGCGACACAAGCAAAAGACGTGAAATCTCACTTGATGGATTTTTTAGATGACCTTGATGACAAGAAGCCAATCGAAAAGTTTCCACTTGGAATACCAAAGGTTGACAAGCTACTTGGTGGGGGAATGCAACGAGGTGAGATGATGGTTGTCGGAGCAGCAACTTCAGGTGGAAAGTCAATCCTTCTTTACCAAGCTGCACTTACAGCATTGATGCAAGGAAAGAATGTGGCCATCTTTTCGCTAGAAATGCCGTCTAAAGCCATCCTGCAACGCATGGCTAGTAATCTTATCGGAAAGCAGATTATTCCAATGCGTGAGGCGAATGTGGTGAATGACTGGCGCAATGTCGCAAATGCAAAAGAGATCTCTTCGGCAATCGAGCAACTGATGAAGATGAAGCTAACTCTGCGAGATGACCTGTCAGACGTTGGAGAGATCATTGCCGAGGCTCAGAGACTGGCTTCACTTGGTAAGGCTGATGTAATCATTGTAGATTATTTACAGATCGTGGAGATGCCTAAAGCTGATAACCGAGAACAAGCGGTATCTGAGCTATCGCGCCGTCTCAAGCTAACAGCATTAAAAACAAATTCCGTTGTGCTTACTGCATCACAACTCAACGATGATTTCGTTGTCAGGGAATCAAGAGCAATCGGAATGAATACTGATTTCCTTCTGATCATCCTCCATCCAGACGACAAGAAAAAAGTGAATGATTTTCGCAAAGCTCCAGCGAAGATCGAGACAAGCAGAATCAGATTCGACAAGAATCGAAGAGGACAAAGGGACGTGTTTGTTCCAGTAAAAATGTTAGGCGCAATCTCCAGATTTGAACAAATTGATGAACACTGATAACGCATTCGACCAATGCTGCATTCTACTTGATACAGCAACTGCTATCTGGCAGAACCGCATGAAATCTAGGTTTGCGGACGCTGAAGAAAAATATAAAAAAGCAATAGAAATCTACGAAATTTATTTTAGCGACCATGAAAAATATTTAGAAAATAGTATTGACCCGTTTTGAAAACCACTTAGATTTGATCTCAAGCAAGGCAGCAATGCCAAGCAACCAATAAATAAATATATGACACTTGAATTAACACAACTCGCACAAAAGTGGATGACTGAATACCCTTCAGACTTCCAAGATGGAGCAGACGCACAAGACCTCATTCAACAAGATTTGCCTGCTGGAGATCGGGCTGATCGCATTTGGAGTTTCATTCAGAGTAATGACGAGATTGAACTATCACCACAAGATTACGCATTCTTGATTGGTCAACATTTCGGTAAACTTTAATCAATAAATATATGACAACAAAACAAGACAAAGAAGTTCTAATTCGTACAATGCGCGAATACATAAAAGAAGATGGCGATTTGATTGATGAACTCGATCAACGTCTA